AGAGCAATTTCAGCTGAACGGCGAGAAGAGAGGATAGTACCCAACCAGTTAACAATGTCAAGAATGTCGATACGAGTAAGCAAGCTACCGCTACGACGATTAAGGATTTTAAAAATCGCTTCGTAAGCTTTCGCAATAGCAGCGTCACCTGAACTAATCCAACCATAACCTTTCAACCTTTCACCTGCGGGACGAATCTGAGAGAAGTCAAGAACCAGTTTCTTAGCTGGATACTTATGACTCATCAACTTACCAATTGACTTACTCCAAGCTTCAGCTGAGTCACCAACTTGAATAGTCCACACACCATCTTCAAAAGTCTCTTTATTGACTTGACTACCACCCTTCTCAGTACGAGTAGAACGAATGATCTCAAGCTCTGTAATAGGCTTTTGGAAGCCTGTAAGCTGTCCTACAATAGGACGGAAGCCAACACCACAGCCTTGCATCAGGAGCCATAACACATCAACCGTATCGTACACTGTTTCAACTTGTGTAAACGAACAGTTGAACTGAGAAGCTTCACGACGTTGTGCTACCTCTGTACCACCAAGCCACAGAGTACGACCAGACATAAGAACTTTACGTTCCAACATCATAGTACGCAGCTCTTCTAGCTCAGCCAATTCCCAAGGGAACAATTCATCTTTCTTGGCACGTTCCCACAGCCATTTCTGATGACCGATAACACGGTCGATTGTTTCTTCAAATGTCTCAAACACTGTACCTGCATCGTTCAGAGGACGATTGTAAGTACGACGGAAGAGAAGTTGTGCACGAAGCGATTGATCTGTCATTTATTTCCTTTTATTATTAGTATGTTTTACCACCGAGAGCCAAACGGTTCTCTAATTTATGATCGTGACGACCAGCATTGTATTCTAGCTTTTCTTCAAATGCCTTGCCAAGAGGCATATTATACGCTCCAGCCAGATCGAAAATACGAATAAGAGCGTCAGCCAGTTCAACAACACGGCCATCCATATGAGGAAGCTTATCATCCATAAGTCCTTTACGATCAGCTTCCATAGCTTCAGACAGCTCAGAGACTGTCAACATCAGCTTATTACTGAAGGCCAGTGGATTATCAGTTACAGGAAGACCTGTAGCAATGTCATGCCACCAACCAGCTTCACGAGCCTGAGAGTGACATACGTATACCAAATCATCCACTTGTGCTTTCATTTTACCCATTTAATTCCTTATTGATATTTTTGATTGATGTAGTTAAGAGAGAGAGGCATGAGGTCAAACTGACCATTCTGTACTTCGTGAAGCATCAAGAAGCCACGCCAGTGTTTGTTACCTTGATGACCCAAGTAGTCCTCATCATGTTCATAGCAGCTACCTGCAATAATAGATGTAAGACGTTGACCATCTGCACGTTCTGCTGTTGCAATCTGCAAGCCTTGCTGATGACCAGCAATACAGCTCATGTGTTTCTTGTTGAGCTGAGCGTTAGCAGTCGAAGCAGGTCGTCCAGCCACACCTGTGACAAAATAATGACTGAAAGCAATACCGCCAATAAGTGCAACTTCAAGGAAGTCATAAGTCTCCCATCCTTGGAGGTTAAGATCATCGACACCAATAGTCCCTTCGAGCTTAGGATCGCTGTTTACAGCACGATTAATACGATTCTCATGGTTACCCATTAAGAACACTTTACGAGGGCTATAACGGGGCTTATGGTTAGCCCTAGCACGTTCGTTATGGTCATTCAATGGCTTCATCAAAGCAGCCATACCTAAGTTACCAGCTTCAATGTCATTCTTATATCGACGACCTTCAAAAGCTTTCTTACCTACGTCATAGCTACTTAAGCTAGGCATATCCCAATGATCACCCATATGGACAATAACATCAGGCTTCTTCTCTAGAATATACTTACCAATGTTTTCCAAGTATTTAGTATCAACACCTGGCTTAACTTGTGTATCAGGAATTACTGCAATTTTCATTTAACTACTTCCAAAATGTTAGGAAAATCCTTTTTCAAGGCTTGATATACTTTCTCTGCAACTTCACGATGTTCCTTCTGTGTAGAGGGATCAAGGCGTACTTGCAAGTAATGAATCCAACTACGTAGAGAACCTGTCATATACATACGACTACCTGTAAGACCTTCTGGTAACACCTTACGTGCTACTTCCTTGGCAATGCCATTGTCCAATGCCCATTGATAAGCTCGAACACTGTGATCAATCAAGTCTTTCTGAGCACGTTGCCATGTATCATCAAGCTCACGATCTTCGTTAAGCAAACTGCTCTGACGATTCTTCAAGTCTTGTAATCGTGTCTCACCTGTCTCAAACTCAGTGGCAACTGCATATCGCTGGCTGAATTCTTGGAAGGCAAAGCTACGATGACGAAGGATTTGACGAGCAATGTCACGTGTAGTCTCAATCTCTACGCAAGCACTAACCATCTCGAAAGGAGACCAATGCTTGTTACGTACCAAGTATTGCAACAGCTTAGCTGATGTTTCCTTGTTGTCTTGATTAGCTGGATTGCTTACACGGGCCATGTATGCTACAAGGTTCTCACCGTCAGGTGTAGCCCAAATTAGTTTTACTTTACTTGACACGAGTTTCCAATTCAATGAGAAGGTCGATATAGTGTTTTGCTTTTTCTAGATCAGCAATACCGTTTTTATTACGCCAACGTGTAACATACTTAATCACGTTTCCTTCAAAATACGGAATAGCGTTTGAGTGGATATATTCAACAGGTTGGATTTTTAATTCTTTATAATGATTACCATCTACTTGCTTATCAAGCGGATTCATTAGTTTCTCCATTAGATTATTAAATATTGTTTCACGCTGTAAGAACGAATCCACGGGCTTCCATCTCCGTCTTGAATTTATCTTTAGCTGTATTGCGATCTGCTTCAACAATACGACTGAAGTAACTAAGAATCAGACTAGCACCTTTAGGATTGACTTTGCGTGTACGTTTATCGGAGTGATCTTCAGCCATGTTTGCCATAACACGACCACGATTCTGAGCACGAAGCTCAGCGTCTTCAACATCATTGAACAGACTAAAACCTTTAAATTCGTTTTGCATTCTCTTTTCTTTCTTTATTTTCTTGTTTTGTTATATCTTTGTGACAGGGCTTACACAAGACTTCTAGGTTATCTCGTTCACAGAATAAACGAGCAATTACATTATCCCAACTATCGAACCCTGAAGTTGGAATAACGGGTAGTATATGATTTACCTCCACTTCCTTAGCAACGAACTCTCCTTTGCATTTATTGCATAGGTAGAACTTAGCAAGTCGTCCTGATTTAGGATTTTCTTTCTGTCCTACACAAGCTTCAGATAATACTGAATACTTAGGTGGCCAACGTTGAGAAGCACTACGTAATGCACTCTTAACGAATGAATTAAAACGTGCTTCTGTCCATTGCCCATTATTGTACGTCTTCGTCATCATCTTCCTCTTCTTGTGGAGGAAGCTTAACGTTGGTCTCTCGTATACTTACATCGAATCCAAATGTCTCCAATAAACTTACGAACACCTCCTCTGCATCCCATGATTCTGAAGAATAACAATGTGCGTGTGGAATAAGTTCCATAATCACAACGTTATCTAAACGTACAATAGCTCCCTCTGCGTATGAAGGGCCACACATATCACATTCATATTGATCGTATAGCCATTCAATCTCTAGCTGTGGTCTGGGAGCGTCCACATCACTGGCTTCTGGCATATTCTCCATGGTATTTTTCTCGTGCATAATCAGCTACTAAAGTGGCAAGTTCTAAATCATCAAAACAGCCAAGTGATTTGTATCTACCGTTAATAGTCATTCTTACATTGTATTTATTTGTATCAGCCCTAAAGAAAACATTTTTTACACCAGTGTTTGAATCCTGATGGGCTTTTATGTTTAACATATTCAAACGACGTGAAGAGATGCGTAGATTATTATATCTATTATCTTTCCTATCCATATTAATATGATCGACGTCTGATTCGGGATAGATATTATCTACATATAAGAATACTAATCGGTGAGCAGGGTAAGCAACGTTATCAATAGTGATGTAAGTATAACCTGCAACATTGTAACCTGCTATTTCACCTTTCTTTTTAGTACCTGCATTTTTATTACGAATAAAACAACCCGAATCAGGGTCATACGTTAAATACTCTTTTAATTTCTCTTGTGTTAATGTCATACCAATCTTCATAATTTACATTAGGAGGGTTCCACATAAGAATTTCAGAACCATTGGTTCTTTTAATCATATGTAGTAATCTAGCTTGTTCAAGAAGCTCTTCTTCATATGAATTAGGGAAGAGTTCTCGATACATACCTAATACTTGATTATAGGCATCTTCTCGACATGAGATATTACAAAGAGAGTCAAACGCTGTTTTAGGGCCAGCTTTCGGGATTCCAGGTATTGAGTCCACAGGGTCTCCCATAATCAACTGAGCATAGAAAAACTTCTCTCCCTCGCCAGTTAATTTTTTATTGTCTTCAGAGATTCTAATATCTCCAAATGAGTCAACCAACATCGGGCCTCGTTGGGCTTGATTCCCAAGCTCCCACGAATACTTCCATCCGCTGAATCCGAATAGGTCTTTATCACGGGTGCATATGATGGTTTCGTGTGGTCGGCTGGTCTGCTCGATAGACATAAGGTCATCTGCTTCCATTCCTTCTGACACTCTAACGTCATACTTAGCTTTCAAATATGCTGTAATATTTTTGAAATGCCAAGGCTTATTACCTGCTCGTTGTTTATACGGGGTACGCTTGGCTATATCAAACCTGAAGTTTGTACTTCCTGTGAGATATAATATAGGCTCTGCTATCATGCTTTCTGGTACAGCTTGTGAGGCTATTGCATTGATGTTTCCTATTCGATTATCTAGCAGTTCAGCCACATAATCGAAAGGAGGGAAACCAGCGTGTTGCCAGCCAGTTTCCGCAGCAAATCCTATTTCATATCGAAGCACATCAGCGTCGATAAGGCATTGCATTAGAAGGGGTTGTTATCACCATCACCCTCATCAGCTGCTGCTGGTTCAGGCTTCTTAGCTTCAGCTTTCTTAGCTGGAGCACTACGAGGACGATCACCACCACCTTCAAGAGCTTGTTCCAAAGGACTACCCTTGAAGTTTAGATTGCTCTTGATCTTGTCACGCAACCACTCAGGGAGTGCATTGAAGACTTCCAGATCGGGGTTATCCAAGTCAAACAACTTAGCAGGATTGACCAGTTCGGGGCATTTGTCAGCGTCACGAGGACGCATAGCAGAGATAGTTGCAATGTTGTCATATACCTTATCACCAACTGCGTTATTCACAATGGTTACGTTGATTGGTGTACCAATAGCCTTAGCGAAGTCACCGTCAAACTCGCCTGATGGATCAAGAGCATTGTAACGCTGTGTGCTCTTAGCCTTGTCTGCATACAAACCGTAGAAGGGAAGAGTCTCGGAAATCCAACGAGGCTTATCTTCCAATTCCTTACCATCTTCGTCAAGCATGAATGTGTCAACCAATTCGTATGTCAACATAATCTCTTGAGCTGGAGGCTTATCCTTACCTTGATAAGGACGTTGTG